TCAGAGCGATTTTTGAGCCCTATTTTTCGGCTTTTGCCCACCGTCTGCCCACATTTTGCCCACGGAGTCGGCAACCCCGTTCAGATCGTCGTCAAACAGGTCGGCGTAGGTATCTAGGGTCATGGCCGCGCTGGCGTGCCCGAGCATCCGTTGCACCACGAGAACGTTGGCCCCGGCACTGATCGCCAACGACGCTGCGGTGTGCCGCAGAGCGTGCGCGGTGATACGCGGAAACGTCTTATCTGCGGCCTGACAACGTGACACCGCGCCAGAGAGCCACGATTTGTTTCCTGCCGGTGGCCCGAGATAGTCGCCGGTAGCTGACGGCCAAATCAGATCGCCACGTTCCTTGCCCTCGCAGCTTTTCGCCAGTGCGTCAGCGACGAAACCCGGCAAGGCCACGTTGCGGTTCTTTCCCGTCTTGAGAGAGCCGACATATGTAGTAGCACCGACTGTCACCGCGTTCTCGTGCAGCACGATCCGACGACGTAGAAAATCGATGTCGGACACACGCAGCGCTGACGCTTCTCCCCACCGCAAACCGACAGTCCCGAGCAACAGAATCAGACCGCGATACTTGCCCGATTCATCGGCCAGGCGGCGCAGCTGGTCGGCGCTCAGATAGACGTTCTTGCGCTTGGTTCGCTTGGGCAGTTTCACGCCCCGTGCCGGGTTGGCAGGAATCAACCGATCACGCACCGCGTCATCCAAAATTCGGGCAAGTACCGAATACGTGTTGGCGAGCATGGACGGACTCAACTTCTGCGCCAGGCCGGTAACCCACGCTTGCACGTCAGAGAATTTCACGTCTAACAGTCGAGTGTCAGACCAGCGCACCGCGACGTGATTGCGATAGGCGCTTTCGTATGTTCTGAATCCTGACGGTTTCATGTGGCCGCGTTGGCGTTCTAACCACGCTGGCCCGAGCGAACCGATCGTAACTTTTCCCAACGACGGCGAGATGTATTCGCCTGTGAGCCTTTTTACTTCCACGGTGGCAGCGAAATTGTTCGCATCGCGTTTTGTGGTGAATCCACGCCGGTCGGTTTGACGATTATCCGGAGTCCGATAACGCACGCGATACAAGGTTGCGCCGCTGGCGTTTTGATATTTGCTGACTGTTGCCACTTTTCAAACTCCAATCTTTTGCGACTGTACGTAACTTCAGCTGCCGAAAGCCGCTTGACCAGCATCGATACTCAGCCTACACGCTTGTCATGACTTAGCTTGACGGATCAGAGAACAAGCGGCACCATTGCTATAGAGGGAAGCACCGGAGCGCGTGCGGCAGCGCTAGGCAACGTCACCCACAGTCCACCAAATGAAAACAATCGGGAGTGATTGTGGCTGAACTACCGGAACTGATGACGCCAGAAGAAACCGCCGAATGGTTGGGAATGTCGGTTGAGTCTTTATCGCAAAATCGTTACTTGCGCGATTCCAAAACTATCCCATACATCAAAGTTGGCAAGCGCGTTCGTTACATCAAAGATGACGTGCTCGCATACGTGAACGCCAACCGCGTCAGCAACGGCTCGTAACCGTGACGGCTGCTGAAAGCGCCGTTCCTCCCAATCTCAAGATTCCAGATGCGGGAGAGCTGTCGCTAAAAAACGCCGCACAGGCGTACGCGAAAGCTGGCCTCTACGTTCTGCCGGTCGCATCGGGCAAGCATCCCGGCAGCATCGTCGGCAAGCGCTGGCCTGAAAAAAGCTCCACCGACGCCGACCAGATCGAACGATGGTGGACCGAGCATCCGCACGCCGGTATCGCGATTCACACCGGGCCGTCTGGGATGACGTTTTTCGATCTGGACACCGACACCGTTCCGCACGAGCTGGCCTGGCTGAAAAGCGGAATCGTCCAGTTCTCGCGAGCGGCCAGCGTCGGCAGCGAGCGCGGCCACTACGGGTTCTTCACCGGCCACGAGATTTTTACCTCTGGTGATCTGAAACTTGCCGATGGCAGCAAGGTCGGTGAGATTCGTTCGGGAAACACGGTCGTGATCGCTTCACCGTCACCGCACATCTACGCGGAAACCAAAAGTGCCGAATACCGCTGGCGCGCAGATGATGTCAGCGCACTTGTCCCAGTTCTGCCGTCGTCAGCTCGTCAGTTTTTGCGGCCTATCGGTACGAAAAACGGCGATGGCAACCAACCCGCCACGGCGGGGGTGGTGGTCGAGGCGACAGATTTTGCCGTCAAAGCCGCAACCCGCGATTGGCGCGGCAACGCACAACCGAAAAAGCTCGGTGCGCTGGTGACGTGGATTTCCACCGCCGACGCCGCCACGCGCAATCAAACCCGTGACGCGCTGAGAATCGCCGCGTGCGAGGCACGGATCGGGTTGTATCCGCTGGCCGACGCGATAGACAACCTGCGCGCCGCGATGATCGCGAGCTATCGCGCACGCGGCGAAATCGACAAGTTTGACGACGGCGAGTTTCTGCGCCTGGTGAAGAACGGTGTCGGCTACGCGCTGAGTAGAAGTCCGAGAGAAATCACGATGGAATCAACGCGGGACTACGGCGCTCACCACGATGGCGACTTTGAAGACGAGGTAGAGCGCGAGCGACGGAAGCTGGAAGTTCGAGCCGAAGCGAAACGGCGCTTCGACGGCTCAGCGCAGGAACCTTTCCGACGAACCCCGATGAGTCTGCAACAGCTTCTAGCGCAACCGCCGAACCCAACGCCGATGCGGATTGACCAAGTGATGCCTGACGGTGGCCGCGTGATCTTCTCAGCACCCTACAAAGCAGGAAAAACCACAGCGGTTGGAAACCTCATTCGCTCTCTGGTTGACGGTGATCCGTTCCTGAACGCCTTCACGGTCAACAAAACGGCCAGGCGGTTGGTGCTCATAGACAACGAGATGTCTCAGGACATGGTTCGTGACCTGTTACTGAAGCAACAGATCAAAAACACCGATGCGGTGGCAGACGTGATTTGTCTGCGCGGTGAAGTCGGCTCGTTCGACATTCTCAGTGACGGCAGACGTAGGGAGTGGGCCGCACATTTGCGCGACATTGGTTGCGACTACTTGATTTTCGACTGTCTGCGACCGGCGCTTGACGCGCTCGGCCTGGACGAAAACCACGATGCTGGCCGGTTCCTAGACGCGTTCGATGAACTTCTTCTGGAAGCCGGGATTGACGGCAACGCCACCGTGATTCATCACATGGGGCACACCAGCGAGCGCGCACGCGGTGACAGTCGAATCCAAGACTGGGCAGATGCCATCTGGAAAATCGTTCGACAAAAACCAAGTGACGATCTTTCATCTCGATTGTTTTCTGCAACCGGTCGTCGTGACGTAGCGCTACCCGAAGGAGTGTTGGAATACGACGCAGCTTCTCGACATTTGACCTATCGCGACGTGAACCGCACGCAAGCACAGAAGCAACAAACTGATCTGGCGACTTTCGCCGAAGTGTCACGGTTGCTTACTGAAAACCAAATCAACGGAGGCAATGGCATGAGTGGCAACCAGATCGAAATTGAAGCGGTGAAAAAGCCGGGGGTTACCAAACGCAGCGTCAGAGCGGTGTTGAAACACGGAGCCGAAACAGGACAATTAGCGGAGTATGACGGGGCGAGAAACGCAAGAATGTACACATTGGCAGCAGTTTCCCCAAGTGACGATTGAGGCGACCTCGCTGGACCTCGCCGCGACTGGCCGGCGAGATCAATACAGCTCTGACCTGCGACAATGTGAGCTTCTACCGTGACCTCGCCGCACCTCGCCGCACTTCGCCGCAAATCGACCACGACCACTTCGCCACGCCACACCCTTAAGGGTGGCGAGGTGGTGAGGTCAGAAGAAAAACAATCGATATGGAGAGAAATAAAATGCAAGTTACCGAGTTCGATGGACTGATTAAATCGATGACGGTTTCAGTTTTCGCATGGCTGCCGACTGCCTGGCCCGAATATGTCGCTGGTCATGGTGGAAGAGGAACGCTACTAGCGAAGGTTCACGAAAACAGCTTTAGGCGTTTGGCCGATGGATCAATCGAGCCTGACGTGATCGCACGCGCATTGGTGTATATGCCAAAAGACGAAGTTGAGCCAGCTCACCTGCGGAGATTGACAATTAGGTACTCCGATACTGAGATGAATTACGAATACCTGAAAACATTTCCAGAGATGCAGGAATTTTCTCGGCAACGAATCGAGCGCGCTCGCTGGTGTGTTGAAGCCATCCAGACGTTGCCGGTAATCGATTTCTGGGAGCTGGACAAGGCATGGCCGCCGTCGCTCGGTAGTCGTGGACGCTGGGACGGGTCAGCGTGAGCGTGCCGCGCTGCCGTGCCGCGAGCTGCACGGGTGTTGCCGACGACGGCACAGGGTTGTGTGCCGCGCACCGCAGATCGTTGACATTGACTACGAAAGTGCAGGATGCGGTGGGCGAGTTTCTGCATGGAAACAACCTCAAGCGCACCGAGATTCGTGCAACGACTGACAACGCCAGGAAAGTAGTCGAGGCAGGAACGCATCTTGCGAACGGCCTGGCGCTGCTGATCGGCACTCGCTTCGATGACGTGAGCTTTGATCCCGCACCGCTGTATCTTGGAGATTTATCAGAGCACGCCCCCACGCCCTGGCGGGTTTCCTTTTCTTGGCGTGCACATGCAACGAGAACTGATGAAACCGAAGACGATGACGTTGATAGCGACGACGATCTGGATTCGGATACGTCATGACAATGCGTCCGTGCATCGAATGCGGAGAGCCGTCAGAGTCCGCACGATGCGCTCAACACTCGTTGCCCAGCGGTGGCAAGCACAAATTCAGCGCGTACGAACGCGGTTATGACAATGCGTGGCGTAAATTGTCAGAGAGAGCACGAAAGCTCCAACCATTTTGTTCTGATTGCGGTGCAACCGATGATTTGCAAACTGACCATTCACCCGAAGCGTGGGCACGCAAAGCCGCAGGTAAAACCATACGGCTGCGTGACGTGGACGTTGTGTGCGGGCCGTGCAATCGCAAACGCGGCGCAGCTCGCGGAGAAAATCCAAGGGTGGGGGCAAACCCCGTTTAGGGAAGTTCACGAGCCGCCGATGGGAGGGCAAGTTTGTGTTACACACAGCTGAAAACGCACTTTTTCACGATTTGAAGGATTTTCATTATGAGAGCTGGACCAAAAGGTTCTGTCAAAGCTAAGCCGATTGACTTTTCGGCCTTCTCTGACGACCGAGCGACACGACGCGAAGACTTTATCTCCGTTTTTCTGATTACACCGCGTGGTCACGGTGCAAAAGAGCCATTCAATCTTCGTGATTTTCAGCGTCAGATCATCCGTGGATCGTTCGCGCCCGGTATCCGCACATCGTTAATCTCACTCCCCCGCGCCAACGGCAAAACCATGCTCGCCGCCGCGCTCGGAATCGCTGAGATGTTCGTCGGGCCACCGTCTGCGGAGGTACTGGTGGTCGCCAGCGATCAGCGTCAGGCCAACATCACCCTGAGATACGCAAAACGCATGGTCGAGCTCAACCCTGATTTGGCGCAGCGTGTACAGATTTACGCCGACCGGCTGTATCTGCCCGAAAACGACGCGACTCTCCTACCTCTACCGGCAGAACCGGGCGCGCTGCACGGCCACGATCCGTCACTGATGATCGTGGACGAACTTCACGTCGTCACCGAAGAGGTTTGGGAAGCCGTCACCAGCGTGGCCGGCAAAAGGCCGGAGAGTCTGACGCTGGCGATTTCTACACCCGCCGATTCTGCGGATTCGGTGATGTGGCGCCTGGTCGAGCATGGCCGCTCGGGCACTGACCCGTCTTTTTACTTTCGGGAGTACCTCGCACCTGACGGTTGCGCAGTAGAGGACCGTAAAGCCTGGCGGGTTGCTAACCCCGCGTTGGCCGACGATGACCCGTTTCTCTCAGAAGACGGGTTGGAGTCGGTTCTGAAAACCATCCGTGAGCCAGTGTTTCGACAGTTGCGTTTGGGCCAGTGGGTGACCGGCGTCAATTCGTGGTTGCCGTGGGGTGCGTGGGCGCAGTGCGCCAGGCCGCGAGAAATCTCGCGCACCGAGCGCGTCGTTTTAGCTTTTGATGGTTCGGCGTCCGGTGATTCCACCGCTCTGGTCGGCTGCACAATGGACGGTTACATCTGGCTCGAAGGAATCTGGGAAAACCCCGGTGATCCGCGTTGGCGCGTTCCTCGCGAAACCGTTGACGCCGCAGTCGATGTGGCGTTCGACCGTTACAACGTTGTGGAGCTGGCGTGTGATCCATGGGGTTGGCGCTCGGAAATCGAATCGTGGGCCAACCGGCACGGTGAGAAACGGGTTTTGGAGTGGAACACCGCAGCGGCCCAACGCATGGCACCGGCAACTGACCGGATGTACCAAGCGGTGATGACTCAGACCGTGACTCATGACGGTGACCCGACGATGGCCGCGCACTTCGCGCATTGTGTGGCGAAAAGAACGCCGCAGGGCGATTTGGTGAGCAAGGACAAGAAAGGTTCGACGCGCAAGATTGACGCCGCAGTTGCTGCTATTGTGGCTTATGATAGGGCCGCTTGGCATTCGACCAAGACGACCAAAAAGCGCACCGTAAGTTTTGCGTGATTAGGAACCATTGTGACTATTCCACTTGTACCAACAACGCCAAAAGACTTTTTGCACAAGTTGTTGCAGAAATTAGACGAACCACTGGCGCGTTACTCGCTTTTGGATTTGTACTACACCGGAAATCAACCGTTGGCGTTTCTGAGTCCAGAATCTCGCGTGGCTCTGGGAAATCGTTTCGGGCGCATGGCGTCGAACATCCCGCGCCTGGCGGTGACCGCGCTGACCGAAAGATTGCAAATCACAGGGTTTTCCGACGAAGCGCTCTGGCCTGAGTGGCTTCGCAACGACATGGATCTACTAGCGGGGGTGGCACATCGCGAAGCGCTGTTGTTTGGCGATTCGTTCGTCATCGTGTGGGCAGACTCAGCGGGCAGGCCAAAAGTCACCATTGAGAGCGCGAAGCAAGTTGCGATTCAAGTGGACCCCGGCACACGGGAAATAGTCGCCGCAGTGAAGCGCTGGGAAACCGAAATCTCTACCGAAGCGGTTTTGTATCTGCCGGACCGAATCGTCCGTTACAGCGCCAACCACACCGGCGCAACACTGGGTTTCGAAGCGAAGCAAGAAATTGCGAATCCGCTTGGCGTGGTGCCGGTCGTGAATCTGCGAAACTCTGACCGTATTTTGGACGATTACGGCGCGAGTGAGATTGACGATTTAATGCCGTTGGTGGACGGACTCAACAAGTCTCTGGCCGACATGCTCGTCACGAGTGAGTTCGTAGGCCGTCCACGACGGTGGGCAACCGGCATCGAGCTAGAAGAAAAGCCGGTGATCGACTCAGACGGCAACCCGGTCGTTGACGACGACGGCGAACCGGTCGTCACAACGGCAAATCCGTTTCCAGAAGGAAACCGGATGATGATTTCTGAAGAGGCAGAAGCGAAAATCGGCCAGTTGGCCGCAGCGGATTTGGCCGGATACGAAGCGAGCGTGCGCGTGATGCTCGGTCAGATCATGGCCGTATCAACTTTGCCCGCGCACTACGTCGGCGTTTTCACCGACAACCCCGCGAGCGCGGATGCGTTGCGCGCTTCTGAGGCATCGCTGACGGCCAGGGCCGAAGCGCGCCAAGAAACGTTCGGGCGCGCGTGGGAAAAAGTCGCGAAGCTGATGACTGCGGTTCTCGACCAAGTTGACCCGAACGTTGTCGACAACGTGGTGGTTTTTTGGTCCGAAGCTGGAACGCGCAGCATGGCTCAAGAGGCCGACGCCGCAGTGAAACTCTACGAAGTAGGTCTACTCCCCAGCGCTTTCACTTTGAGAAAGCTTGGCTACTCCGACGAAGAAATTCTCGAAATCGAAGCCGAAGTCAGATATTCCGAACTGTTCGACAACGCACCCGACCAAGAAACCACCAACACCAACGATCTGGGAGTAACAAACGATGTTTCGCAGGAATGATGAAACCGAAAATTCCACTGGTGACACCACCACCGCCCTGGCGGGCAACGACGACCCGACCACCGAGCAAACCGTGGTGGAATCCGACGAGACCACCGACGAAACCGCCGGCCAAACTGCGGCAGGCGATTCCGGCAGCGAAGACGAAAATGATCCATCTGCAACCACTTTCAGCAGAAGCTATGTGGAGAAGCTGCGTCGTGAAAACGCCGGTTACCGCGAACGCGCCAATCAAGCGGACGAGCTGGCGCAACGTTTGCATACGGCGCTGGTGGCGGCCACCGGGCGCATGGCCGACCCTACTGACCTGGTGTTCGACGCTGCACATTTGGAAGACGACGACGCGCTGACAACCGCGATTGACGAACTGCTCACCAAGAAACCACATCTGGCGTCTCGGCGTCCGTTCGGCGACGTGGGTCAGGGCAATCGTGGCGCGGCATCCGAAGCGCCGGTGAATCTGGCAGAAATTCTGCGCGCACGGGCGTGACACGGAAAATCTGTCAGCGTTTTCGGCTAACGTCAATGGCTGCGCACAGTCTCCGTGTGGTACGTCGCCAACGAGAAGGAAGATGAGATGGCAAAGTACGTCATTAACAAGGGGTTCAAGACTGAGAAGGATGTGGAAGCCGATTCTTTTCAGGAGTCGGGGTCCCTCGTGTTGTTCACGCTGGATGTGGGCGGAATAGTCTTCGCGCTGCCAACCGCACAGGTGCACTCAATTGAGCGTGTCCAGACTTAAACACTTCGCTAGGCGCGGTATCGTGTAGGGGTCGGTCCCGGTGGCCGACCCCTACAAGCGTCCTGACGGCGCGGGCATCCCTCCCGTATCTGACCGTTAGGGCACATCATGGCCGTTTCTACAACGAACGCGACCGAGCTGACTCAAGAGCAAGTCGCAAAGATTCTCGTCAAGCCGCTTGAGGAGAACGCAAAATTCCTCGCCGCTGGCCCGCGTATTTTCGACACCGCATCGCCGCTGCGGATTCCCAAGCTTGGTGGACCCACTGTGGTGACGTGGGTTGGCGAGAACGAACAAATTCCCGAAGCCAACCCTGATTTCGATGAGGTCGAGCTTCTGCCGTCCACGATGAAATCGCTCAAGACGCTGACGCGATATTCCAACGAGCTGGCGCGGCAATCGGTGGTTGCGTTGGACGCGGCGCTCAAAGATCGTCTTGTCACCGACGTGGCGGCAAAGCTTGACGCGCAGATGTTTTCGGCGTCTGGCGATGGCATCACCACACCGCAGGGACTTTTTGCGTGGGCCGGTACGCAGACTCTCGCTATCGGTGGCGTTCTGGAACTTGACGACTTGCACGACGCCGAAGCGTTGGCGTTGGGCGAGAACGTCGATCCGACTCAGATGCGTTGGGTGATGACTTCTCGTGAGCTGATTGCTCTACGGAAAATCAAGGCCAACGATGGCAACTACATCGTGCAACCCGATGTGACTGCCGCTGGCGGTTACACGCTTCTCGGGCACCCGGTGATCGTGAGCAATCGCGTTCCTGACACCACGGGTGGAACGCCGACTGGCCGCGCCGCGCTGGTCGATTTTTCGCAAGTCGCGGTTGCGCGTGATCTTGCACCGTCGGTCAAGATTCTCGATCAGACTTTCGGGGATTACGACCAGATGGCGATTCGCGTTGTGTGCCGTTACGACGCTAAGCCGCTGAACCCCGAAGCCGTCGTCAAACTGACCGGCATCACGATTTAAGGGTTTTTCAAGATGGCTGCCGTAACAGGTCAGCGAGTCGCTGATTTTCTCGGCGGGGGTGCCGATGCAAACCTCGTCACCCTCGCCGGGAGTCACGCCGAAGTGGTCACGCAGATGTGCCGCGCCTACACGCGAGACGTGGGTTTTCACGACGGCGTACCCAACGCTGACATCGCTTCTGTCATCGTTACCGCTGCCGCTCGGTTGGTTGCTAACCCCGAACAGCTTCCCACCGACGTGGGCGGTGTTTCGATTCGCGGAGCGTTCAACGGATTCACCCTTACCGAGCGCCTGGTGTTGAACCGGTACCGAAAGCAAGCACTGTGATTTTCAACGACAAAGTGAACGTCACGCTAAGGGAAAAGAAGCTTGTTGGCGGCACACAACAGACCGTCACTGTCTTTCAAGGTGACGTTCCGGCCATCGTCACTTTTCTCGATTCCACAACGACGTTCGATCCGGCAGGCGGTAAGAAAAGCTCGCGGCTACAGATTTTTCTTGGCCCGTTTGCGTTCTCGATTCCACCGATGCCCGCAGCCGGTTTGCTTGTGTTGACGTGGAAACAGTTCACAAGTCTGACAGTTGAGGGAATCGTGGAACCGCACTACTTGCGAGGCCGCTTGCACCACTACGAAATCACCGCCAAGGCGGTGTGA